AGGAAGCGCAATTTTTTTGTGCGAGTTTCCTGTAAAACGCTCAGGGAAACAAAGTTACGAGAAGTCAAGAAAATAAAAATACAATGAACGAAAAATATCCTCGCCTCATCACAAAAAAAATCAGCGAGCTTCAGCCCGCTTCATACAATCCAAGAAAAATTTCTTCCGATGCGTTGGGAAGGCTCACGAAAAGTTTAAGCGAGCTTGGGAATCTTCAGCCGATCACTTGGAACGCAAAGACCGGGAACATTGTTGGAGGCCATCAAAGGCTAAAGTGCTATTCAGCACTTCAAAAAGAAGAGGTTGAGGTTTGGGCGGTTTGGCTTGATGAGGCACAAGAAAAAGCGGCTAACATAGCCCTAAACAAATTGAGCGGAGAATTTGATTTGCCAGCTCTTAAAGACATTCTTGAAGAAATTGATACAGGAGAAATCGACCTAGATATTACAGGCTTCGGGGCGGACGAACTTGCCGACCTTATGGAGCAAACCAAGCCAGAAGTCGAGGAGGACGAAATTCCAGAAGTTCCAGTTGATGCAATTACCAAGCCGGGTGACTTGTGGATTCTTGGGGAACACCGAGTGCTTTGTGGCGACTCAACAAGCGAGGCAGATGTGTCTAGGCTTATGAATGGTGAGAAAGCGGATATGGTTTTCACCGACCCTCCCTACGGGATGAAATTAAATGCTGATTATAGTGGTATGAAAAGTGAAATATTAAAAGGCGGGATAGGCGGCAAGAAATACGATAATGTAAAAGGAGATCACAATGATTTTACAAATGAATTAATCAGCACAATATTCAGCAACTTTGCTGATGTAAAAGAAATTTTTATTTGGGGTGCAGATTATTTTGCTGAATTATTACCAAACAAAAACGATGGAAGCTGGATAGTGTGGGATAAGAGAGCAAATAATAACGATAATCTTGAGGAAGATAAAAGTTCAGACAAAATGTATGGAAGCACATTTGAGTTGTGTTGGAGCAAGAACAAGCATAAAAGAGAAATCGCAAGAGTTAAATGGGCGGGAATATTTGGGATGCCATCACAAGACACAAAAGGAAGAGTTCACCCAACACAAAAACCTATTGAGCTAGTTAATTGGTTTATAAAAAAATGGGGGAATGAATTATATCTTATCGCAGATTTATATTTAGGAAGCGGAACAACCCTAATCGCCGCCGAGCAACTAGGCCGAAAATGCTACGGAATGGAAATCAACCCCAACTACTGCGATGTGATTGTGAAGCGATGGGAAAACCTAACAGGCAAAAAGGCCGTCCTTGCCAAATGAATGAGGACTATCCTTCAGCCGTAAAACTGACCAATGATAAGACAAACAGAGCTTGTGGAAAAGTGGGGGATGTCCAAAGGCCAAATCTCAAAGATGGTCGCAAGGGGAATGCCTCTAACATCCGAGGCCGATGCGATGCGATGGAGGATGGAAAACCAACAAGCCATTGCAAGAACCCCGCCCCCACTAAAACCAGAATCAGAAGAACCAGAATCTCAAAGTATTTCTGATGAGGACTTGTCCGCTCTTAATACGCTGGGAAGGCTCCTTCGGGCGCAACGGATGGAGGTTGCGGCATTTAGGCTTATGGTGCGAGCGGCGAAAGAATCAAACCCGATTGCTACCAGAGCCGCCATTCATGCTTACGAGCGAGCGCAAAAAGTTGTTCGGCAAGCCGAGATAGACCACAATGAGGAACAAGCTCATCTTCGACAAACACTTTCGACTGACGAAGTTCAAGAAACTTTCACGAAATACCTTGGCGGGATTCGTGCATTATTGGATGCAATGCCAGCAAGTATCTGTTCAAGAGCAAACCCAAGCGACCCAGAATGCGCCAAGCAAGCCATCGAGGACGGAGTGAATCAGATATTCCTAGCGATTCAAAAGGCAGAAGGAGCTTTTAAATGAATGATCCACTTGTTATTTTTCTTGGTATGTTTGCCTTAGCTTGTGTTCTCCTTTCAATGACAGAATGAACGCCATAATCCAATTTGCTGATTTTTTATATAAGAAATTAAGCTGGATTTGGACTCCGCTTTTTATTTGGCATATTGTGGCAACTGCTTTTGAATGGAAAAAGTTTGATGTTTGGGATGCTATTTACTGCTTGATGTATGTTTTTTATATTAGGGATTCTGAAAAATGAAACGCTCCCCACTTAAAAGAAAAACCCCACTAAAAAGGGGAGGAAGGCTCCGGCCAGTCTCTAAAAAAAGAGCAAGGGAAAATCGTGCCTATACTTGGCTTCGAGAGTGGTATTTAGAGCAGAATCCCGCTTGCGAAATCTGTGGAAAGAAAGCAACACAGATTCACCATAAGCGGGGAAGATTCGGGGCAAGGCTAAATGAAAAGGAATATTTTATGGCAATCTGTATGGCTTGCCATGATTGGATTCATAAAAACCCAATGGAAGCCTATGCGAAGGGCTATATGCTTTTAAGATGAATGAAAACAGAATCCTTCATTCAAGAGCTATTCCTTCCAAGGAAAAAACTTTCTATCCCAGAATGGTGCGAGGAAAACTTAACCCTATCGGCTAGGGTCACAAACATACCCGGCCCATATTCAACTGCGCTAACGCCCTATGTTCGGGAGCCGCTTGAAGCCTTTGGGAATGATTCGATTCGGCGAGTCACTTTGGTTTGGGGAGCGCAGACATCCAAGACAACCACGATCCTTGCGGGATTGGCTTACAAAATAGCCGAAGAACCATGCCCAGCCTTGTGGGTTATGCCTAGCGAAATGCTGGCAAGGTCTTTTTCAGAAACCCGATGGCTTCCCCTTGTGGATGATTGTCCCGCCCTAGCAAAAGAGAAGCCGATTGATACGGATAAAATTAAGATTTTGGAACAGCATTTTAAGCGGTCATCTCTTTGGTTCACCGGGTCGAACTCGCCTAGCAGTCTTGCATCTCGCAGTATTTCGCTTCTCTGCTTGGACGAAGTTGATAAATTTTCCGATGGCTCCTCATCGAAAGAAGCCGGAGCCTTGCAGTTGGCAGAGGCTAGAGTTGCCACCTATCCAAACCACCTAATCATCTCAACCAGCACCCCCACAACCGCAGACTCAATTATATGGGCGGAATGGCTAAAGGGGGATATGCGGTTCTATTTTGTTCCCTGCCCCCATTGCGGACACAAGCAGAAGCTACTTTGGGAACAGGTCAAATGGGACAAGGCCGCAAAACTAAGCGACACAGAATGGGATTTTGGGCTGGTAAAATCATCAGCCTTTTATGAGTGCGTAGAGTGCAAGGGACAGATTCGAGACGGACAAAAGACAAAGATGCTTCGGGATGGGGAATGGATTGCCACAAACCCAAAGGGCGAGCCGGGGCGCAGAAGCTACCACCTCAACGGCCTATACGCTCCTTGGGTTACTTTCGGCTCCTTGGCGGTCAAATGGCTACAAGACAAAAATGGAATCTTGGGTTTGCAGGATTTTGTTAACCGCATCTTGGCCGAACCTTGGTTAGAGCATGAGAGCGAGCGAATCGACATAAAGCCGGGAGCCTACAAGATGGGAGAGATTCGCATGGGCGAGTTCCCTGTAATGAGTTGCGACATCCAAGAGGCAGGGGGCTTCCACGCTTGGGCAATTGTTCGGACTTGGGACACCGAAGGAAAGTCTAGGCTTATATGGGCGGGAAGGCTTGAGACTTGGGGAGATATTCAAGCCAAGGCCGAGGAGTTTTCAGTTAAAGCCGCCGCCGTCTTTTGCGATTCGGGGGATCAGACTAGGGACGTTTATTTGAATTGTTGTAAGAACGGTTGGATTGCGCTTGTAGGCTCCGACAAGGCCAGCTTCTCCGAAATCGTGGGCAACGCAAAGGTTCAACGCCCATACGCCAGAATCGCCAACGGAGACCCATTCAGCGGCAAGCAAACCATGTCGAAGGATGGCTGGAAATGGAAGCTCTGCCCTGTGTGGCGTTGGTCGAACCCGGCCATCAAGGACATCTTGGCAAACTTCCTAAAAACAGAGGGATGGGTTGCCGAGGATACTCCCCTAGTCTATTTTGAGCATATCAACGCAGAGGCCAAGGTTAGGGTAAAGAATCCCCTTACAGGAAGGGAACGCATGGTTTGGAAGCAAGTCGGCAAAAACAATCACTTAATGGATGCTGAGTGCATGAACATCGTGGGGGCGGCTTTGCATGGCAAGTTAAAGGTCACAGCTAGTGATCTTAACCAAGAGGAAATCGTTGAGTAATTTTGACATAAGTGGGGATTTTTATGGCTAGGGGTTCATTTGTCGGGCTTCCCATAGCTACCCTAACGAGTCTCCGCACAAAGTATCTTGAGTGCCTAGAAGCGATTGCGGTAGCCGGAGCGTCTTATTCAATCGGGGGAAGGTCTTTTAGCCGAGCCAATCTTGGAGAAGTCAGAGACACGATTGAAGAATTGACTTATGCCATCAAGCTGGCAGATGGTTCTAGGGTGCTGACGACTTACGCTAAATTCGGGCCATGAAGAAAAAGGCCGAATTGAATCTGATCGACAAGGCTATTGCCTTCGTCAATCCGCAGGGAGCGGTGGATCGCCTTCTTGCCCGCCAGAAGCTCAAGAACTTCGAATATGATGCCGTAAAATATAGCCGGGAGCGCAAGGGGCCAAGCTCACTTTCTGGGGCTGAAGATTATCGCTCCAACTATGATCGTGTAGAGTTGATGAAGCGGGCGAGGGACTTGGCCGAGAATGTCGGCTTGGTTCGCTCAATCCTTTTGAAGTTTGCAGGTCATGTTGCGGGAACCATCAGCTACCAAGCAAGGACGCAGAATCCGCAAGTAAACACCGATGTCGAAGCCTATTGGAACGAATGGTGGGACAAGTGCGATATCTCCACAAGGCATACAGGATCAACCCTTATGCAAGTGGCGGTTATGTCGATGTTGCGGGATGGTGACTTCCTTTTTGTTTTGGTTCGTGATTCCAATGGCGATCTAAAAATCCAAGGCATTGAGGCCGACCGACTTGGTGACCCTTTTAAAGTTTATACCAGCCTAGAGCTTATCGGCGGAATCCATATCGATCGCAACACAGGTGCACCCACGGCTTACGATATTTACAACCGAAGCATCGGGGATTTTTATAGCTACCAAATCACCATTCCCTCAAGCCAAGCCTTCCACCTTTTTGATCCACTTCGGATCGACCAATATCGGGGAGTTTCAGCATTCCACACTGCCATCAATGATGCAACCGACATTCACGAACTTACCAGCTTTGAAAAGATGGCGGCCAAGGTTGCAAGCTCCCAGAGCGGGATCGTAAAGCGCAACAACAACAATGCCGCCGACCTTTCCACGCTTTCAACCGAAGAGGACATTAGCGGGAATCAGATCAAGCTAGAAACGATTGAGTCTGGCAAAATTTCCTACCTAGAACCGGGCGAGGATATTATTTTCCCCAACGGCCCAAGTCGTCCTAGCGGAGCGTTTATCGAGTTTCACAAAGTTCTAATGCGGAATATCTGTCTTGGACTTGGAATCCCATATTCCTTTGCGGTTGATCCTTCTGCCATGTCCGGCCCAACTGCTCGCCTAGAAATGCAACAGGCAGGGCGCACCTTCAAACGCTACCAGAATCTTTTGAATGACAAGGTGCTTCGCCCCATCAAGAACATTGTAATTGCAGACGCAGTTGCTAGGGGAATGATCCAAACGAGCGAGGGCGGGAAAACTACTAGAGGCATCTTCAATTTCGGGGCGAATGTCTCGATTGATCTTGGGCGGGAATCTGCAAGTGCCATCGCAGAATTTAAGAGCGGGCTTCGCACAGGCTCCGACATCTACGCAGAGCGTGGAGCCGATTGGGAGGCTTCGATGCGTCAAAGGGCAATCGAGGCCAAGGCAATTCAAGACTTGGCTAAAGAATATGGCGTTCCCCCAGAGACAATCAGCGATGTCGTTCCGCCAGAAAAACCAGCCCCAGCCGCCCCAGCACCAAAGCCACAACCAGCACCGAAACCCGATGAGGATGAACAAGACGATGGCGAGGAACCAGACAATGCGCCAGAACCAGATGAACCGATTGAGCCTTCTTCGGAAAATTTAGAAGTTAAAAAAAAAGATACTGAAGAGGTATTAGCAAAGCTAGACCCCGCATCTATTAAGATGCTGATTCAAGGGATGATGGGCGGGATTGAGTTGGGAAAATATGACGGAATAGACTTCACGCCACCACAAGGGGCTAGGGATGCGGCTAAAAGGGCTTTGGATGTGCGGGAAGGCAAGCCACCAAGCCAAAAGGGAATGACCCCAGTAGGTATCGCCAGAGCAAGGGATTTAATGAATGGTGTGAATCTATCGCCCGACACTGTCCGCAGAATGAAAGCCTTCTTTGATCGTCACGAAGTCGATAAGAAAGGCGCAACTTGGGACGAGCAGGGGAAGGGCTGGCAAGCGTGGAATGGCTGGGGTGGAGATGCTGGGTATGCTTGGGCAAGGAAAGTGGTTGGACAGATGGAGGCTAGGGATAAGAAAGAACTGGCAGAACCAGCCTCTTGCCCAATCGCAACTCAAGACATCAAAACCAATCTAGCCAATAGGCAGACAGCCGTGGACGATGCGAACTACGGCCCAGCCAACCCTAATGAACCTAATGAGGATTATTGGAAGGCGAAAGCA